ACAAAGTCATGCGGGTGCGCTCAAATGACCGGCGCGCTGGCTGCAACAAAAAGCCACCCGAAGGTGGCTTGTGTCGCAGTTCAGCCGGCCAGTTAAGACAGCACAGCTTTCGCCTGGGCTATCACCTGCTGCAGCCGACCACGCTCCATGATCAGATCCTGGTATTGCTTGCCATCAGGCGCACCAGGCACCAGCGCCAGGCTCCGCACCGCGTCGATCTTGCCCTGAACGTCCTCAAGCATTGTCTCGGCATGCTTGAGGATCTTGCGCTCAGCCGCTTCTGTCTGGGCTGACATGTTGGCCAGTTCGCCAATCTGCCTACGGGTGGTGTCGATTTGCTGTTGCATTCGCGCAGTCTAATCAAAAAAGACCATCTTGTGAATCCTGTTTGATCACGTCTCGCTGCTTAATGTAGTGGGCAACTCCTGTGTCATCGAGTCCTTCCATGGGGGATGTCATCAGATCACGCAGGCCATACTTGGTGTTCAGACGCTCACGCGCCTTGTGCACCTCGGGGTGATCCGCCACGCCGTCAATCAGTTCGACGTTGTTTTTCTGGCCTGTGCGGAAGATCCGGCCGTTTCGCTGCGCATGCGTCATGGCCGTTTGCGGCGTGTCGTATTGGTAGAGCCACTGACCACGCTGGATGTTCATGCCCGTGGCGCCGGCATCAGACGCCACTAGGATGTCGGCCTGTGCCTCCCCCTGCTCGGGGTTGAACATCTGGCGCTTGCGATCCTTCTCGGTGGCGCTGTCGCTGCCAGTGATGACCACCACGCGATGGCCTTCCTTCTGCAGGCGCTCGGCCAGCATTTTCACGGCCTCACGATTGTGTGCGAACACCACGCCAGGCTTGCCCTTGCGCTCGCCGGCCTTCTTGACGACGTCGTCGACCAGAGGGTTTTCTGGATGGGTATTGATCACGCGCTGCACAGCCGAAGACTTCATTATGCCCAGGCTTTGCTGCAGGCCCTTGGCCACCTCGGTGTGCTTGTCCTCGGGAACACCCTCGAACGAGTTTGGCGAAATCGCCTTCATCGCCTCGACGTCGACCTTGCCCTCCATGCGCGCGATGCGGGCGCGCGTGAAGTGCCCTTCGAGCTCATCCAGGGCCTTGCGCTGCCCAGCAGACAGAGCCACCCGCGACTCTTTGCGATCGGCCGTGACATCTGGGTCGATTTTGCTCGGGTAGACGTAGCGCGCCATCTCACGCTTGAGCGCATCCTTGGACGCCAAGGTATCGGCGCCATACCGACGCATGAACGCACCACGGTCGGAGTATCGCTCGGGGTCCATCTTGTGCATAAGGTCGAAGACCTCGGAGGCATCATTCTTGACCGGATCGCCCGAAGCAGCGACGTAATACGGTGTATGGGCAGACAAGGCGTCCACCACGTTGGCCAGGCCTGAATTCTCCTTGCCGGCGCGGTTCAGGGTGTACTGGCTTTCGTCGGTCGTCAGGTAGTCGAAATTGATGCCCTCACGGTCCATGATGCCGCGCATCCACTCCTTGCGATCGCCCTCGCTCATGGCGTTCAGGCGGTCAGACATCTCCCCCTCGCTGATACTGGCATGCTGGGCGCCGAGGTGCATCATGTCGTCGCGGAAAGACTGGTGCGTCATCACGCAGAAATGGTGATCCGGGTTCTTGTAGGCCTTGATCCGCTCCTCACGGCTGGCGCCAGGCTGGATGTGCCAGTTGAACTTGCCGGGCTCCAGGTAGCGCAAAGCCTCGCCATTGAATTGGCCCTGCACGATGCTGGGCACCAAGAACAGGCCGCGCTTGGCCTTGCCCTGCTCATGCAGGTGAGTGAACCCAGCCAACTGCAGCAACGACTTGCCTGATCCGGTACCAAAGGCTGCGGTCACACGCTTGTTGGCATCGATCAGCTTGACCAGTCGCTGACGTGCCGCGTTCTTGCCACCGCTCATCGTGGGTGCCCACAGCTTGGTCGGCTGCCCAGGTTTGAAATTCTTGCCCACCATACCCATCATGCCGGCGATCTGGCGCTCGGCGACGTGGCCAAGGGTGTGCCGTTCATCGCCCTTCATCGCCTGGGCCGTAGCCTCGGGCGCAACTTCATCGGCAGAGAAGAACCCCATCTGTGACTGGTTGAATGCCTCACGCTCATCACGGGCAGCATCGAGCTTTTCAGACACAGAGCCAGATGCGTACCGGCCTTGGGAGCGTTCGCGCAGGCTGTCCGTCAGTTCTCGCTCACGCGCCATGCGCTCCTCACGCGCAGTCGGGTCCGTCGCATCCAGGTGGTTCAGATTGTTTCGGATCACTGAACGGCCCAGCTTCAATGGATTGCCAGGGTTCAGCTTGTTGAAGTTTTCAGCGAACGACTTGCCGACGTTCGACTTGATAAGATCCTGCACGGCCTCGTAGGCGTTCTCGTGGCCGCGTATCGTTTCGACGTACTTCGGCCAGTCCAGGCCGGATGCATTCACCTTGGCCGCAGCCTCATCGCGCTGGCCCTTCCACTCCTGCCATTCTGGGTTAGTGGTCGACTCGCCGAACATGTCGGTTGTCTCACGCTCGGGCTCGGTGCTGTCCAGGCGCTCCAACTCGCTGCGCAAAGCGCCCTGCTCGGGCGACTCGTGGGCGATGTTGCGGTAGAAGTGCTCACGCAGAGCACGCTGGTCCTGGGGCGTCAGTTCGCCGACTTGCTTGAAAGCCGCCACGCCCTCGGGATGCTCAGACAATGCCCGGTGTAGCGCATCGACCGATTTTTGATCCACGGTGAATGATTGACGGTTCAGCGTGCTGATTTTTCCGCCGTGCCGCTGCTCGACGAACTTGTCAGCGTACTGGTCGAACTGGTCAGCCAATGCCTCAGCGCGCTGCTGCTTGCCGTCCTCGCCCTTCAATGGCGCCACGGCATCAAGCGCCGCACGGTATTGCTCAGCGCGATCGAACCCGACTTTCTCGAAGAAGGCCGCAGACTGGATGTCAGCCACGATGTCGCCGGCCGCATCGCCATCGGCAGCCCTGCCCCCAATGTAATCCCGCAGAGACTGCTCAAGGTCGCCGGACGGCTGGAATGGATCGGCCAGGCGAGGCGCCACGCCGGGCTTGACGTCCATGGCCAGGTCAGGACGGTTTGCCACACCCTTGGGCAGCCAACCGTCTTCATCCTGGTCGCCATTGATGATGCTCAGGTTGCGCTTGACCTGCTCGACGTCATCCCGGGAAATTGGCTTGGCCAGGCGGTCCATGCCCGCCGCGTTGATGGTCAGGAAGGTGTCACCAGCCACATTTTCCAGCTTGTAGTCGCCACGCTGTAGGCCGATGGCTCGAACGCGCTGGATGGCCGACTCGATGCCCACCTTGCCGAGCGAACCCTGCCATTGGTCCTTGGCGCCCTGCTTCATGGCCACGGTAAGCGCGGCATTTGCCTCCATCTCACCCAAGGCCTGACCGAGTATCTTTTGCGCATCGTTGACTGCCTTGCGCCGGCGGCCGTTCAATTCCTGGGCCACCTGCAGATCAGCGCCATTGGCGGCCTCGCCCAACTCGATCTCTTTGGCCGCGTCCATCAGTTCCCGCGCTTCGCCCAATGCCTCCGCACTTGTTTCCATGTAGTGGTGCAGGTGAAAGTCCTGCACGCCCTCGGTGATGCGCTCGACGTCGTCCGGCAGATCCTGGTGAATGCGACGCGCCAGCACCTGGGCGGCGCCAGCGATGCCCAGCACGTCGACCACCGAGCGATCGACCAGAGCGTCACCACCAACGGCAAGGGCCAGCGAGTTGATCGAGTTGTAGGCGCCGACACCGATGTACTTGCCCAATGTCTCCTCGGGCTTTTCTCCGGCCAGGTGCTTGACCTCGGACAGGAACGCCATGGTTTGCGCGGTGCGCAGGTCGTTGTTCAAATCCTCTGTGATCTTGGCGTCATCATCTGGCTCGGCTGTGTACTCCAGCACAAACGCCTTGGGTTCAGATGTTGACTTGTCAATCTCAGCGGCAGCCACGCGGGCCTTTTGCTGTACCTGCTTGAGGCGTTTTGCAGCCTTCAACAATTCAACGGCCTGCTTGGTGTCGGACAAGGTGGCCCGGGCATCTGGCGCCGCCGGCTCGCTGATTTTCTTGAGCTCATCCTTGACCAGTTTGGCGGTCTCACCGCGCTGAATCGCAGCCTTTCGCTGGCCGTCCGTCATATTGGACAGCTTGTCGGCTTTCGCCTTGTCCACCTCAGCCTTCAGATCGGCCTCAGTCAGCCCAGACGCCTCAGCGCGCCCCTTGAAGTCGGAAGAGAAGCCAAGGCCGCCAGAGTTGTCTGGTATCGGGTTTAGATCCTGCACCGACAAGGTGTCAGCGTCTTTTGCGTCCAGTGGCACCTCACCAATGCCGGCCTGCATGCGTGACGCGTGATCGGTCACCAGGCGCTGGCGCTGCACGTCAACCGCTTCGACGGCGCGCTGCATGATCGTGCGGTGGAACTTCTGGCGCATCTTGGCCAGCGTTGCATCAGAGAGATGCTCATAGTCCTGCTCGGGAAACTCAAGCAACTTCGGATCCCAGCCCATGGTCGTGGCCACGGTCTGCACAAACTCGCGTTCCTTGGCCTTCACCTGGTCGCGCAGCGACTGCTTGGCCTTGTTCTTGGATTCCAGAATGCCGGCTTCTTTGTCCTTGGCGCGCTGCAGTTTGGCGTCTTCGGCCTTGGCCTTCTTTTTCTCAGCCGCCTCCTTGGCATACTCGGATTCCTTGCGGACACCGCGCAGCTTGAGGTAGTTCAGCTTGCCGCCAGCGCCGCCAATGACGTGAGCGCTGCCATCCGGGTTCGGTTGGATAAGCACTGGCGTGCCATCGCTACCGGGACCGTTGGGTCTGACCGTTATCCATCGTGCCCCTTCGGGGATAGATGCCTTGAGAAACAGGACGGGACGCTTCATCCCGCCATGTTAGGGTCACGACATCACGCAGCGTCATCCATCATGGCCAGCGCCTTCGCCAGTGTGTGCGAGGATCCGATCGCAGCAAACAACCGATCAAACGCCGCATTGATCCGCTCACGCTCCTCGCCCTCTGGGTACGGATTCCACTGGATCCCGAAGATCGGGTCATAGTGATACTTGTTGTCAGCAAAGGCTGACAGATAGTCGTTTTGGCGCCCCATTCCGGCTAACCGATCCTCAACCCATGACTGGAATGCCCGGGCACCCATCTCCATGGCAAGCGAGAAATAAGCCGTGCCGCCCTGGTCAAGCTTTGCCGCCTCAAGGGCGAACGATGACATCGATGGGCCACTTCTTACCTTCAGCTCGCCGCCTTCAGGGTTTTCGCCGTAATGAGCGATAGCGATGCGCGTCCAGTCTCGAACACGTTTCTTGTTTTGGGGCGACAGCTTCTTGTCACCGCCATAGTTGAAGGTCTCGTCGATCGCCTTGACGGCGTCGTTCACGTTGCCCGCCGCCAAGATCTTCTTGCCAACCGAGTTCACGTACATGCCATTCAGATTGTGCGTCGCGACCTTGACATCATGGGCGGTGTACTGAACGACATCAAAGTCAAAATGCGGGCCATCGAGCATGGCCGATCGCAACGCGTGGAATGCCTCGCGCAATTCGCCAGGCGGAAGAATGTCAGGGTTGCTTGTGGCGTAATCATCCACGCCGGCGGTGCCCACCCCTTCAGCCTCTTTGACGATGTTGTCCAGGGCGTGAAACCACTCATGCGCCAGGCAACCGCCGCCGCCCATCTTGGTGAGATTGATCACCCGGTGGACTGGGTTGTAGTCCGCACGTGCTGCGCCATCCTTGAATCCCTTGGCGCCATGGCCACGGGCACCGAACGCCAGGGCCAGGCGGCCGTTCAATGAGATCTCCTCATCCTTGGCGCCAAGTAGGTCCGCCAGGTCAGCAAAGGCCTGGGCCGAATGCTCAGTGTGGAACTTGGCGCTGGCCACATCGCGCAGCACCCAGTTGCCGGACTGGACGTCACGCAACCCGAACATCTCCTTGAGCGCCAACGTAGACTCAGGCGTAACGGCTCGACCACCAACTCGCTTGTAGGTGTCAGCAACCTTCAGTTGGAATCGTGCAGACTCCTTGCTGATACGCGGGGCACGTACCACCTCTTTTTCAGCCCAAGACCAGTCTTTGATCTTGCCGGACTTGGCCACGGCAACATGCTTGGCGAACGCGTCTGAACCCTTGTAAGACCGGAAGCGCAGCACATTGATAAACCGCTCACCCATCAAGTTCCAGGCACGATGCAATGGGTTCTCGATCTTGTTGCGTGCGTATGCCAGCAGCATGATCGTTTCCTGAGCGGCATTTGCTTCTAGGCGGATTTTGTCCAATTGTTCGCGACGCGGCTTGTTGGCCTGCAGATTGTCGCCCCACTCCTTCTCAGCCTGCTCAGCAATGACCTTAGCTGAGGCAAACTGCTCAACCAACTCCGGCTTTTCTTTCCAGCCGCGACGTTTGCGATTACCGATCTCGTTCTCAATCGCGTAGACCGGACCACGGGCAGTTTGCATTTTGCTGTAAAACTGGCTGTTCACTTCGTCAATCTGACGGTCTTCCTCCCACGCGGCACGGCTGATCTTGGAAAACTCCTGATACTTCGCAGACTCCTCAGCCGTCAGTATCTTGCCGTCATACTCCTTGCGAAGCTCATCCAAAACACCGGAGACGTCATCAGCCGTCTTGCATCGCTCCAGGCGGTCGCGAAGCGTCTGCAGACCAAGCGTGTAATCTTGGCGTGCCTGTGCTTTGTCTTCGGTTGGCTCGGTTCCGATCGCTGCATAGATCCGGTCGATCAAGAAGCCAGCGCCCGGATCCATGCCGTCATCGCGCAGCTTGTCCCAAGGCACCACGCCAAACAGGTTTGATTTTGTGATCAGTTCCTTGGCTTCGCGTGGGTTTTGCTCAAGCTGGTCCCAGTCGATGCCTGTGATCAACACCTGAGCGCCGTCCTTCTTGGCCTTGCTGATCACTTGCGACGCTGCCAACTCTTTACGCGATCCGGCAATGTAGCCGGTGTCCGCATAGCGGTAGTTCGGGCTGCTTGGGTTGTCGATGTCAGGCTCGGCCGGCGCCTCAGCATCAGCGTGCTTTTGTGCCACATCTGCAAGCATGCGCTTCGCCTTCTCGCTGTGTGGATTTTCGGCCATGACTTCGGCTAGGTCGGCGCGGTCTTCGGCGGCTTCGACCTCTGTGTCTACTTGTGGATACGACTCTGCCTGCATCACCTCGTCGCGATGCCAGCGACCATCACGGAAGATCAAGCCTTCAGCATTGCGATCACCTTCTTTGGGCACATCCTCAACGGCGGTAGGCGCTGGCGCCGTCATCTCGTGCTTCGGCTTGTCCAATACGATCAGGCGCGCATTGGCGCCAGTCTGGGCGATCTGGTCCGCACCCATGAACGTGTTCTGGGGCAACTGCTCGACATCTGCACCATGCTGGTCAAGCCACTCGCGGAATGCCACTGCCTTTTTATCGGACCCAAAGAACACGCCCTCGCCTGCAATAGCCACCAACGTCCCGCCGGGCTTTACCATGTCCCAGGCGCGCATGATGTGCAGGGCGTCTTTTCTGTCGCTGAACGGCGGGTTCATCAGCACAGCATCGTACTGTTTGTCGGATGTGTGTGTCTCGAAATCGTGAGCTACGATGGTGTGCTTCTTGGCCGTCAGAACATTACGCAAAGCGTCTGACACCTCTACAGTGTCGACATCTGCGCCAGCATCACGGGCAGCATCAGCCAGATGACCATTCCCCGCCGAAGGCTCAAGCACGGTCATGCCCGGCTTGATACCAGCCCTTTCAGCCATAGTCGCCGCCAATGCCTTAGGCGTTGGGAAGAAGTCAAAACCGACTTTCTGTCCGACAAGCTCACGTTCTGCAGCCTTGACTGGATCAACCGCCTTGTGACCGTCTCGGTACATGACGAATTCAGTCAGTGCCAGTTTGAGGTCACTGTCAGTTTTGATACCAATCTTGGCCAGTCGCTCAACCTTCTTGGCCGCCTCGATATTCCACCAACCCACGTTGTAGTCGATGTCCTTTTGGCTGATGAACTTTTTTAGATCCTTGATCATCTCGGCGTCGGGGCCACGTGATGCACGGATCTTCGCCACCAGCGAGGCTGTGCCGCGCTTACCTTTCAACGCCTCAATGAACTTTACTTCATCACTGCCAGCATTACCCCACTTGGGTAATGCCAGTTTAGCGTTGCGGATGTCATCAGGCTCTGGTGGGCGCCCCTTGCGTCGCTGTTGCTCAACGTATGAAAGAGCACGATCGGTCTCGTACATGGCGCTGACCAAGGCACTATCCAGCGTCTCTACCGCCGCGCGTGTGATAACACCCTTCAGATAGCGGGCCTCACCATCCTCAATGGCATTGGCCAGGTTGATCATCGTCTTGGCGGTTTGCATCCGCTTCGCTGCGTCGTTCTCAGCGCTGGCAGCCATGCGAACGCGGCGAGCGGTATTGGTGTTTCGGTCGCGGCCATAGTCGGATTGCGCCTCCGCCAGCAACTTCTCACCTCCCGCGCGTAACTTGGCGGCCTGCTCCTTCGATTTGTCAATAGTCTCCTTGACCTGTACGCGTTCAGCCGCTTCTACCGGCGTATCAACGGATGCAGGGATAGCGCCGGGTGTCAGGTACTTTTCACGAATGAACCATCCGCCATTCTTGCGGAAGGTGTACGGATCGATGGCTGCGGCTTGGTGCCCATCAATGTCATTGCGAACAATTCCTCGCAGCGTCTTGCCTCTGCCTGTGACATGCTCAATGATCGGTAGCTCCGGGGCCGATACTGCCTGCTCCGGGGTAACGGGCGCCTGCTCCGGGGTAGAAACGGGCTGCTCCGGGGTAGTGTCCGCAAACAGATCAGGCGTCTCACCCTTCTCAGGCGCCTGGTCATATTGGCCTGCGAACATCTCTGCCACGTCCTCGGCAGACTTGCCGCCCAGCTTGCCCATCTCCTCTAACAGGCGTCGCTGCTGATCTTCCGTCAGGCTGGCGATGATGGCGCCCAGGGCCCGCAGTCCGCCCTTGCGCTCGATGAACGTGTCCAGCTTGGTGCGCTTGGGCTTGGCCACGTGCTCGGCAGATGGATGCTCACCGAACAGCGATGGCTGGTGGTGGACAGCAATCTTCTGGATGCGAGTGTGGGGCTTGACGACAGTCCCGTCTTTGCGCACGTGAGCGCCGACGTGGACCGGCGCATCAAACAGGGCGAACTGGGACTTGGTGAGGAAGAAGATCATGCGGAGATGCCTCGATGGTGCATCCCCGCATTGTGCTGTCACGATGCTTTGGCTTCACGCTTGTACTCAGCCAACTCGGCGGCCTGCTTTTTGGCCTCATCCTCGTCATCGTCATGGCTGGGGCTTTTCAAGACGTCCACCAGTCGCTCATGCTTCTTGATCAACTCGCTGGTGGGCTCAGTGTGCTCAGGCTGGGCAGATTTGGCCTTGAAGAACACCACCGCCTTGATCATCGCCGGCCTGTCCTTGGTGGCGCGCACCTTGTCCACGAACTCAGCCACGGGCATGGCCGTAATCGGCCCCAGGAAGCGCGGATCGTTGTAGTTGCTCAGGAAGGCTTGCTCGGCGTCGGTCTGGCTGTCGAAGCCAATGCAGACCTTGTCCTCGTCGTAGTTCTCCCAGTCATTCACGCGCCGCTGGTGCACCACGTAGACCACCGGCGCATCAAGGTTTGGCCCCAGGATCACGTCGACCGGGTCGCCATCTACGCCCAGCGTTCCCAGGATCTCGCCATAGTCGAAGCGCATGCGCACTTCCCAGGTGACTCCGTGACGGTTGCGCCCTCGGCGCACAGACCCGGCCGGGTTTTCGATGGCGATGGTCAGGCCCTGCCACTGAATGCGCGGCTTGTTATAGGTGCTGGCCTCGGCCTGCTTGGCGTCGGGCTCACCGGGGTTGCGACGGATGTCGCCCTCGTTCAAGTCAGCAGGCTTTGCCGCGCCACTCATCGCCTGAGTCGCTGGATGGGCTTTGAGGAAGATGATCACTTTGGTTCCTTGGCTGGCATGGACGCCAGTTGTTCGCGCATCCAGTCGCCAAAATCAGGATCGTCACCAGGCCGGTCCTGAATGGTGGGGATCCAGCGGCCACGGCAATGCGGATGAACCAGGCCAGCGGGGATTTGCCACATCTCGTGTGGCTCACGGTCCACCAGTAGGTCACCTACCCGCTTGCGTGGCGAGGCAGAGCGCCCGATGTTGTCCTTGCCGACCCAGATCATGGTCTCCGGGTCTTTGTTGTCCATGGCGGGATCCACCACGGTGACAACCTTGTTGTCGATTTTCCGACAAAACGCACAAGCGCCTTTGTAC